ATTATCTTTAATAATACTATTCGACCCATCATGGTAAATCTGCAAATCAGACCCTGCGCCAAAGATGGCTTTGTCGTTGTCGCCGAAGGTCATATCACCAGACGATACAAATGACGTACCTGTGATTGTCGTACCTGTAATCGCTGCAGCAGAACTACCGCCGATCACTGTGCCGTCAATTGCGCCACCAGTGATAGCTACTTCTGCGCCTGACTGACCAGCAAAGTTACCGAATACTTCTAAGTAGATCAAGTCACCTGTAGCTGCACCAGTCGCTAGTGTAACACTGTTACCTGCAGCTGATACTGTGTAGTCGTCCTCGTGTAGACGGACACCATTCATGTATACGTTTACAAGATCAACCTGGTCAACTACAAGAGTGTTAGTGTTATCATCAGCACCACTGAATACAGTCTGACCAGACGTAGCTGTGTAATAGAAGTTAGCCTTAATACCCTCAATAGAGGATGACGCATTTACCCACTCACTACCGTTATATACTTTCATAACCCCGTTAGTAGAGTCAAAGTACAAGGCACCTGTTAGCAGTGCATTACCATCATTGTCTAGGGCAGGGTCACTTGCTTTAGAACCTAAGTAACGATCATCGAAGGCATCATAGGAAGCAGCAGCGGCGGCAGCACTTGCAGCGGCAGCAGTAGCCTGTGCTTCAGCATCTGTTTCAATCTGATCTACATATGCCTTAGTTGTAGCATCTGTGCTTAGAGTAGGAGTACCAAGACCAGTGATCTTATTGCCACTCATCTCAATAGCACCAGTCATTGTACCACCAGCCTTAGGTAGCTTAGTAGCAATGCTTGTGGTCAGAGTAGTGTAGACGTTAGCGTCATCGTTGATAGCTGCAGCTAGTTCGTTCAGTGTGTCTAGGGCTGCAGGAGCACCACCGATAAGGTTAGTGATCTCACTGTCTACATAAGCCTTAGTTGCAGCCTGCTGTGCTGTTGTTGGATCAGCTACGTTCTCAATGGTAGTGTTAGTTACATCTAGTGTACCATTGATAGTAACGTTGTTCAGTGTAGTTGTACCTGAAGAGGCTGTAACATTACCAGTCAAGTTACCTGTGACGTTACCCGTTACATTACCTGTTACGTTCCCAGTGAAGCCTGAGTTAGCTGTAATAGTTGTACCTGTAATGGCTGCAGGAGTAGAACCGCCAATAACAGTATTGTTAATAGTACCACCACCAATAGAAGCAGTAGTAATAGTACCCAAGTTAGACACAGTAGCACCAGCAAAGTTTACCGTGCCTGTAGCAGTAATGTTAGAACCTGTAAGAGTAGAGTAAGTAGTCGTACCAGTTACACCTAGTGTCCCACCAATAGTGGTATTACCAGCAATAGCTGCAGTTGAGCTAAGTGTAGTTGCACCTGTAACGCCAAGAGTACCACCAACAGTCGTATTGCCAGTTACACCTAGTGTACCCGCTACAGCAGTGTTACCTGTGCTTGCTGCTACAGTGAACTTGTTTGTGTTGACTGAGAGGTTACCTACAGTGTTAGTTGCACCTGTGACACCTAGAGTACCACCGATAGTCGTATTGCTAGATACAGCAAGAGTAGAGCTAAGTGTAGCTGAACCTGTGACTGCTAGGGTAGAGCTAAGGGTTGTAGCACCAGTGACACCTAGAGTACCCCCTAGTGTAGTGTTACCTGTTACACCCAATGTAGAGGATAGAGTGGTTGCACCAGTTACACCCAGCGTACCACCTAGTGTAGTGTTACTTGTTACGCCAAGAGTACCTGCTACTGTAGCATTCTCGTCTACAGTCAGAGTATCAATCTTAGCTGTACCGTCTAGGTATAAGTTCTTAAACTCTAGAGCAGATGTACCAAGATCAATGTCGTTATCTGTGACAGGGACAATAACACCATCCTGGAAGCGTATTTGTTCTACAGCTGTAGCACCTACTTCAACAAACACACCGAAGCGGTTATTGCTAGTGTCTACTACTATTTTATTAAGTGCATCTAGGTCAGCAATCAGGGGAACGTATTCGCCCTCACCCGTAGTACCATCATGCTTGTGACCCCCTGATGCAGCAAAGGCATCACGGATAGCATTGTACTCTGCGTTAATAGGTGCCGCACGTACTGTAGCGGTAGGGATAATGTCTGCTGTAGACTGTCTTACGTAACCTGCCACGGTTTATCTCCTGTCTGCCAAACCATATGTCATAGCAATAGCTTGAATTGTATGACTTGCATTTGTGTTGTTTGTAACGTAACTAATAGAAACGGATTTACCCGTCCCGTCTACGTTAGTTAAAGCTTTTGGTGATGGGTTACCATCGTAGATGTCACCAGAGCCATAAATAGCTGTACCATAAACAGCTGCTGCACCTTCAGTAGAAAAACTATAGGTAGCAGGGTTTAATGAGTAAACGTCATCATAGTCGTAGTACACACCAACGAATACTTCTGTGTTACCTTCTGACTTTAGGTAAGTATCAACCTTATATATGATCTTACGTAACTCTGGGTCATCCATGTAAAAATAAGGCGTTTGATATAGACTGAATATATCTTCGCCATTAAAGCTTGTGCCTTGTTCTTGTTTGTGCACTCTACCTGAACCATCACCATGAATAACGATCTCATACTGACCAATATAACCTGATGACACACAGTTAGCTTCAATACCAATAAGCTGACTATATTCAAATATACTCTGCTTACCTTGCGACTTACGAATAGATCCTATTAGGGATAATGAACTGTCATTCTTAAAGAAGAATCTAAATTGAGACTTCTTGCGTATAACAACAATACTAACATCTGTTACTTGTTCTGACAAGTAGTAGTTATCAAAGATGTCTTGGATTTCTTTAGAGACTGGCGCTAATTCAATATCACCAATGCGGTCTGTACCTGAAATAGGACGAATACCATCTGGACCTAAGAAAAGCAAATCACCACCAAACTCTACCACAGAGTCAGTTGCAATACAACCTAAATTAGATGTAACATTTTCAAGTACGAAATTAGCAACGTTATTACCAGTAAGTTTTTTGATATTGTTAGCACCAAAGATAAATAGCGTATTACGGAATTTCTTTATAGCAGTAACTTTAAAGCCTACATTAATAACACCTGAGCCATTAGCTGGATCAAAGTCTGTAGGATCAAGAGGAGAACTGAAGTATAGGTTGTAAGGCTCACTAGAGGAGCCAGTCAAGAATATATGAGAGGAGAACTCTTCAGCATACTTAGGGTCTACAGGAGCGTTGCTATGTGTAATCTGGGTGTATGTAGTACCGTCATAAGTAGCAGCAGGGTTTACGCCATCAGTAATAAGTAGGACTTCACCTGACCAGTTATAGCTTACAAACCTAACACGATCTACGTTAGTCATATCAGGTGTACCAGTTACAGTAACTGCATCCCATGACTCAGTAGAGTTATTCCACTTATGTAGATAGTTATACCCAGTTGTAGTCTTTCTGCAAGCAAAAACACCATCGTGTATATTACCATTTACATGTACACCTAATATAGGCCCAGACCCTGGAACCGTACCGTAAGTGTTTTGATAACCACTAATACGACGATAACCACCAGATAGTGATGGTTCATAGTTAATCATACGTAAAGCACTGCCACTTAATTGAGAGGCATGTGTGAGAGGGTCTACGTTAGTTATCAACCCACCCTGACACACTGTAAGATTAGTTCTGAGATTGTCAGGCATTAGGCTCTCCCAGGAATGACTGTGCTTCTCAAAGTATGAACATCATCAAATAGGATACGTCGCATTGCTTTAACTCCCTCATTAAAGCTCTGCTGATGAATAGAAGCACTCTGATCATTAGATCTAAAGCGCATCATATAAATCATGGCACCATCTATTACTACATGATCAAACCTTGAAGGTATAATACATTCGTCGTCATATGCAATCATGTCATTAGGCACAGACCAATATACGTACTCTACTTCATAGGCTTGGTCAGGAGTAGGGCTAACACCGAACTTAGAGTCATACGTTTGATAAACATAGTCAGGTGCGCCTGTGCGTCCTGTGTCGTCTGCGTAACGATACTGTTTAGTATAACCTTCATAAGTCAGAGGCGTTAGTACCCCAGGTGCATTCTCTAATGAGGAATTATACTTTAAGTAAAATGTGTCAGTGTCAGATGAAGACCAGTCAGATGGATAATCATACTCACGAGTACCAGGTGTTAGTACTTGTGTTGTTGTATTCTTTAGGAAAGGCCACTCTTGTGCTTCTTGAACAATAAGGCGTACACCGTTATTCACGGCTGCTTTAGCTAGAGCCTGTGGACCACGTGCAGTATCAAAGCCATCACCTGCAATGTCTAGTGAGACTTCATTTAGTCGAACTAAAAGTTTATTGACTAGCTGTACGTAGGTTGTCATGAGTGGACTCTCCAAAAGATACAAGAGGGCCAGTAGACCAGCCCCCTTGCATTACTTAAATTAAGCTGCGTTGTAGTTCGCAATAACCAGAGATTCAGGACGCAGGATCTTACGACCATACATGTGCATACCACGCACGATGTCTGCGAATGAGTCTGGGTCACGGTATGTTTCAACTTTGTTGATCTGTTCTGCAGAAGCTACTGCATTGTCATGACCAGCAACGATAACACCGTAGTTGTCGTTTTGTGCAGTTGTACCAGAAGTACCAGCACCTGTACCCAAGTATGGCAGGTTGTTTGAAACGTATACACGGAAGCCGTGCAAGTTGTTCAATACCAAGCCATTCATCAAGCCTGAGCCACCGAAGTCAGCGTTCAATACACGTGAGTCTTCGTCTTTCAGCATCTCAATGAATACTGGGTCAACACAGATCCAACGACCACGTGAGTCAACATTGTTCACGTCCAACTTACGAGCCATACGAGCTACGACAGTCAAAGGAGAAACAGTTGAAGCTGACAGGGCAGTTGCGCCTGGCAGACGTGGTGCCAATGGGATAGAGTCGCCAGCAGTTGCAGTAGCAGAGATCGTCAAGTTGCCGAAGTCTGTTGCGTCCAGCTTGTTAGCTGCCAACAGTTCGTCAGAACCTGCTGCTGAGTCTGCTTTAGTACCTGAAACAGTTGTGTTTACTGCCCATGAACCTGCGCCACCAGCATAACCTGACAAGTAACCCAATACTTCTTCGTCCATCTTGTCAGCCATTTTATAGGCTGCACGATCAGAAGCCAAACGAACGAAGTCGATGTGAGAGAATTTCTCTTCGATGTCGTCCATTTTGAATGCAAAGTAGTTAGCTTTGTCGATGGTCAGTTGGAAGTCATTGTCTGCCAACTCTTGTGCTGTGATAGAAGTGTTACGCTGCAGAGCGTTGACTGTTACGTCAGGCTCTTTCATGATGCGAACTGTATCACCTTGGTTTGCAATCTCACCGAAGTAATCGTTGTTTGTGATTGCGTTAGTAACTGCAGTTTTACGCAGTGCGATTTGTGCTTGTTTGGAGTAAATGACTGGGCTAAATGCGCCTGCCATTCCACCTGATGCCGCCGTAATCATAATATATTTCCTTTCATAGATATGGCGTTGAGGTTTAGTACACGTCACATCCACTGAAAGAGGCCAATCGTTTAAGGGTAGTCAGCATTAGCATATCAGGATGGCCGTCCTTTATGCGCTGGGCCTTAAGTCATGGGTAGTTCTTATATGTGGCAAGTTCGTGTTAAGAGGAGGTATCCAGCGTACCAGAGGCTCCCCTTAAACATACACATCATTCAAGATGTTTGTGTATGTATATAGTTATACTTAGAGAAGAAGGACTGTCAAGTACTATTTATTACTTTGACACATCATAGATAAACTTGCCTGTTTGCATAGCTTCCATGATTGCATCCACATTCTTTTCGTATTCTTTGTCACTCATCTTGTTGACTTGTGACTCGGAGAAGTATTCACCACTCCCATCTGCATTAGGGGTACTACGTGAGCGAGACTTAATAGACGAAGCCGCTGACTTGTCATTATGTGAAGACTTTGCTTTAGCAATACCCTTATCAGCCTTATACAAGTCAATAACACGAGCTACTGCTTTAGCATCATCAACGTTATCGTATAGAGCATCCTGTACCCACTTAGGCTGTTCTTCTGCCCAATCGTGGAATTTATCATCTGAGCGGATCTGTTCGAAGTCAGGGTGCATATGCATCAACTCCGCTTCAGCTTTTTGTTGTCGTGCTTGAACACGTAACTCTTCAATCTCACGCAAGCGTTTATCTATATCTGATGCACGTTCGCTGGCCTTACGATCTGCAATAGCTTCAACGATACCAGCTACATCAGGGTATTTCTTAGCCCATGCCTCAATGTCTTGCTCTGTCTTAGGGAGTACAAGTTCATTGTTAGCAGACTTATCAAGTTGTAACTTGAGCTTCTCGAACTCAATCTTCCACTCTTGTTCTTTCTCTTGCATGTGGCGACGAAGATCACCATAGCGTTTCTTGAAAGAAGCCTCTTCTTTACTTAGCGGTTCTGCTGTTTTGGTTGGCTCTTCGGAGGCTTCTTCGCTGTCACTAAAGTCTTGCGAAGCTTCTTCAGTGGCTTCTTGCTGTACTTCACTGGTGTCTGTTGCGCCATTGGTAAACTCCGCTATAAGCTGCTCTAGTTCTTCTTCTTCACGCTGTGCACGAGCTAGGTTACGTAGGTGTGACGTAGAGTCAATACGTAGTGTGTCTGCTGTTTGTACTTCTTGAGTCATTGGCTTTTCCTTGTGTTGGGGCCAGCATTATTACTGGGTAGCCTTATAGTTATATGGATGTCTTAGTTATTCTTATTTCTTCTTGCGGCGGCGCTTAACCATACCGCCATCTTTGAAGCCGCCGCCTCGTGCGATCTTCTGCTCAATAGTTTCCTTTTTTACAGGTTCACTAACTGTCTTAGGTGGTGTAGTAGTTTTGGGAGGTGTAGTAGTTTTGGGAGGTGTAGTAGTTTTGGGAGGTGTAGTAGGTGAATCATCACCTACGTTTTTATTACGTCCACCGCTGCTTGGAGTACTGGAACCCCCACTGGAACCCCCAGATGAAGCAGTAGTATCACGTCGAGCGCCGTTAATTGAGTCCATTAGGCCAGGGTTATCTTTCTCTACACCAATGCTACCATCAAAGCCTAGGAGGTCTCCTAGCCATGTATCGCCAAAGCTTGGACCTTCTTTATCATCATAGTCGTTAAGGTTAGCATAAAGACTTTCCTCACCACCAAAGATGCTACCCTTACGCTCTAAGCCTGGGTTCTCGTTACGACGATCTAGCTCTTCAATAATGTCATTATATTGAGCAGCAAGGTTAGTGTTTACTAGAGTACCTACAGCTTTGCCTGGTAAGCCTAAAACACTTGTAAAGAGTTTAGCACCCTTAGTCATTAAGTTCAAGGACTGTGCTTGTTTAATCAGATCTTTTGTATCGGCAGATAGGTCAACTTTAAAGTCTTGTTCACTTGCACCCTTAGGAGCTAAAGGAGAGTAATCTTTATTATCATCACCAGGTTGTTCTTGTGTAGTGATAGAAGATTGACCTGTCACTTCAGCTGTTCCTGGCTCTTCAGTATAACCCAGAGCTAAGAATTCTTCATACTGTGCTTGGTCAGCAGGAAGCTGCAACGTAACAATCTTACCTTCAGGTGAATACAGTACTACAGTGCGTGGTGCATTGGCTGCAGCTTTTTCTTCATTATAGTTTTGAATTAGGAAGCCTGGTGCAAACTGCTTATATAGAGACTTGGGAGTAAACTGAGGTTGGTATACGTCTTGTTTAGCACTAACGTCTATACCATCAGATGCATACAAGACACCCTGCATTTGTTGATCTACAGGATTAGCTGGTTGATTAGGCTGTGGAGGCTGTGTCATAAGCTGTTGCTGTTGCAAGTAAGGGTTAGGCGCTTGAGGTTGGATCATACCACCCATAGCCATTCCCGTTACTTGCTCTAATGCGGCTAACTCTTC